GGTCACTTTAATGATTATGCAATTACTTCATATGGTAGAGCATTTAATGTATTAAAAAACAAACAATTAAAAACATGGTTTGAAAGAGATGGCATTCATATTGTGTTACGTGGTGTTAAACATCATTTAAGAGCTATATTCACTGAACATAACTGGCCATTTGATAAAAAGCATATAAGATCATTGTATAAGAAATACGGATGGCATTGTCAAAATTAGAATATTTATTTATAATAAAATTACAATTATGCCAGGTATAAAATTAACGGGACACGAAATAGACGAACGAGTAGATAAGTGTATTGAATTACGTTACAAGGGTAACGAATCATTAACCCAAAAACAATGGATTAAATATTGCCATAAAACATACGGAGATAAAAGCGAACAACAATACTGTTACTATTGGGCTCAAGCAACTGAACAATATAACGAGATGTGGAGAGCTAAATTAAATAAAATGCTTGATCCAGCAATGAATGAATTAATATTATTACTCGCGGATGAAGATCCTAAAATAAGACAACGTGCAGTTGATCAAATAGTTAAATACACAGGTAACGATATACAAAAAATAGAAGCCAATATACAAGGCAACGTAGTATTAAGCTGGGGAAACGAATTGATTAAAGATGCAGATAACACTATTTAGTCCACATAAAGGACAAAAACATATTATTGATAACTTTGTTAACAGTAAGCATAAATTTGCTACTGTAGCAACAGGACGTCAATTTGGAAAATCATTGTTAGCTCAAAATCTAATGTTATGGTGGTTATTAGGCAATCCTAATCAAAAAGGTGCTTGGATAACTCCCGTTTATAACCAATGTAAGAAAATATTCCAAGAATTGACTAACGCTGCATTTGACATTATTAAATCACAAAATAAAGCGGATTTAACTATAACTTTTATTAATGGATCAACATTACAATTTCTATCTACTGATAACTATAACACGATTAGGGGCTTTAGTTTCCACTATATGGTTATTGATGAAGCGGCGTTCATTAAAGAAGAAGCAATAAACGAGGCAGTAATGCCTACATTAACAGCATTAGGTAAAAAATGCCTAATCATATCTACACCTAAATCTAAAAACTGGTTTTACAAATACCATTTACGTGGTTATGAACAAAATGATAATTATGTATCATTCAAAGGTATAAGCTCAGATAACCCATTTGTTGACCAATCATTTTTAGCTGAACAATATAAATCATTACCTAGAGAAATCTATAAACAGGAATATGAAGCTGAATTTAGTGATAGTACAAATGATGTATTTACAGGAGTAGATGATGTATGTATATTAAACACATGGAATGAACAAGCACGAGGAACTAGATATTTTGCTGGAGTCGATTTGGGGTTGTCTAATGACTATTCAGTACTTACAATCATTGATGAGTCCGGCACAGTATGCTTTATGGAGAGAGTCAATGGAACCAGCTATACAGACATTGGACGATCGTTTAGCAACATTATTAGACGATATAACATCGCCGGTGGATATGTCGAAGTCAATGGACCTGGGCAACCTGTGTTCGAATTGCTCCATAGTAATGAGAAAAAATTAAAACCGTTTGTAACAACAAATGAATCTAAAACACAAGGTATTAGGACTTTAATTTACGATATACAAGAGCAAAAATTAGAATTACCATCAAAAACATTATTTCCTCATTTATATAATGAGTTAAATACATACACTTATAAGATTAACGCTACGGGTACAATATCATTTAATGCTATGGGTGGTATGAATGATGACTGTATAATGAGTCTAATGTTAGCTAATGAGGCAAGAACTAAAATAGCATTCAGTAAAAGTAAATTATATATTGGTAGTTCAGATAGATCAAATGCATCACAGTTTAGCACATTAAATAGATAATATGAGTATTAAAGACAAATACGCCGCTCAAAAAAAGTGGCATAATAATAATAAAGAAAAATCACAACAAATTCAATTTACTAGTAGATTAAAAAACCTATATGGTATAACATTAGAACAATATAATGATATGCTATATAAACAAAATGGATGCTGTGCTATATGTCAAAAACATCATATAGATAATAAAAGAGCATTATGTGTAGACCACTGTCATGATACAAGTCAAGTAAGAGGTTTATTATGTGATGACTGCAATCTTATGTTAGGTAAAGTTAAAGACGATACTAAAATATTAAAGCAAGCTATAATATATTTAAATCACTATAAACTGAAGTAAACCGCGTATAAACAATTAACTAATTAATTACACATAATACATTAAACATATGGGATTTATTTTTAAAAGCGATCAATCGCAAACCGAAACACCATCGGTAACTACAACCAAATTATCTGTAGTTGAAGAAAACGAAGAACAAGACTTAGTACAACGACTATTTACACCTGAGGAGGAAGCTAAATTAATGATTGACTTCATTGAGGACAATGGATTATATGCTAAATTCTTATTATATTGCGGTTTACAAGAGCAGTTAAAGTCTCTTAAAGGTAGCTTGGAGACACAAGTTCCTGATAGTACATTGTAATGTCATAATGTCAAATTAATTAAGTTTTTACTCATTCTTAATTAAATAATTGATGCACACAATGGGGAGGTAGATGTTTGTTTCTTTTCAATATCCTCCCCTGCATCATTTTAAAATAACATCTTCCAATCATCAATATTTATTGTAAATGAAAGTACAAGTACAAATACCTGACTATTTCCAAGTTAAGCATTATAAGGCTTTAACCGTATTATCATCATTAGATGAGCAAGAACAAATGGTTCAAGTAATATCAACTATTACTGAGCAACCATATGAGGAAATAATGAAATGGAATATATCATCTGTAGTAGAAGTATATAATAGCATCAACGCAATGATGAATAATATATCAACTACATTTCATCCTATTATAGAATGGAACGGACAACTATATGGTTTCAGAAACATGTCTAAAATGACATTAGGTGAATATATTGATTTAGACAATTTATCTAAGGATACTGATTTAAACATAACATCTATATTAGCTATATTATACCGTCCTATAGTAAGTAATAAAATTAAAGAATCTAAATTCATAATTAAATCAACTATTAAAGCACTTCAGTACGATGTGGAAAATGTATTTGATTACTATGATATAGAAGAATATGATATTGATAAGCGAAAGCAAATAACACCTGAATTTGATAATTTTCCTTTAGAAATTGCAATTGGTGCTATGGGTTTTTTTTTAGATATCAAAGCAATGTTATTAACAAATTCTCAAATATATTCCCTAGGTCCAATCGAGGTAAAGATACAGAGCGAGATGAAGAAGATGAACAAGATCAAACGTCGATTGCTAAACACTACGGCTGGTTTTATACAATCTACGAACTTGCTAAAACCAATATCTTATCCATCACAGGTAATAAATGCATAACTGATTTAAATGTTATACTTGTATTTAACTTTTTATCATTACAAAACGAATTAAATATACAACAAGAACAAATTAGACAACAAAATGGAAAATTTAGAAAATAAAATTGAAGAAGTAGTTGAAACTACTAAAATTAAAACAGCTAAGAAAGCTGAATTAACATCATTAGAAGTACAAGTAATCGCTCGTAGTGAGGATTTAAACAAACCAGCATTATGCTCAATGTTTGAAATAACACATGACGAATTAGAAACAATATTAGCAAAGAAATAATATGGCTGATTTTATATCATATCAAAATATAGTTAATCAATTCAGAACAGCATGTACTGAACATTTAGCTATTCATGATTTTGGTGAAGGTAGTATTGATCGTTTTGATTCAATCCTTCAAAATCTTAGATATTGCTATGCATTTTTAAGACCATTACAATCAACAGGTATGGTATTAAATAATAATGGCGTATCAGGAGCTAGAGCACTTAATTTTGAATTCTACATGGTAGATGTTCCTCAATTAACTGACACTGATGTATTAAAATTACAATCACAATGTGAAATTAATATATACGACATTATAGCTTATTTCAATTTAGGTACTGTTCAACAAGTTGAATATGTTACTTTAAATAGTATTAGTCCATTATATGAAGCATTTAATGATAGAGTTGCTGGTTGGGTAGCTAACATTACTGTTAACACTGTTGGTACATTAGATTTCTGTAATTTCCCTAAATTATAATATGTCATTCAATAGTATTATAGGCGCTGCATTACAAACATTAGGACAACAAATCGTTGCCCAAATGAAAGTTAATTTGTTTAAACAAAATGTTAAGCCTGGTAATCTATCTAATTCAATTGAATCAACTCCTAAACAAGGACCTAATGGACCGTACATTGATATTACAATGGCGTCATATGGTCCTATTTTAGATGCTGGTAGAGGTAAAAGTATTAAAGGTGGTCCTAAACAAACATGGGCTAGTAAAATAGATACTTGGATGACTATAAACAGTATAGCACCTCGTCCTGGAGTTACTAGAAAACAAGCTATATTCTTAATCACACGTAAAATAAATCGTGTTGGTTATAAAGCTAAACCATTTATACAA